TATGACAGAAGATGAAAGAGCCCAGATGTTCTTAGATGAAACTCTAGAACAAGCTGGTCTTCCCCCTGCAAAGATTAAACCAACCTTTGAGGGATGTTATAATTACAAAAAACTCAAAAAAGAGGGTTTAGTTGATCCGTCAGAAGATGACGATGAAACTGAAGCATATGACAAGATTCCTCATAGATATTGAGTAATCTAACTAAATATAGATTATGAGTCCAGATAGACATGACATACCCATTATTGGGGATTTCTATACCAAGGCTGAAGTTGATAAGATGATCGCAGATGCTTTGGAAGAAGCACGAGCCATTGATGAAAAGTCAATGGCTGATCATAATTTCAAGGCAACTATTATTAGTATGATTCTTGGTTTTATATGTCTTGCCTTATTTCTTGATGGATTATTAAGAATTTTAGGTATCATTCCACCTTTTATGGATCTCGATGTTAATGTCATTGATGATGTTATAGAGAAGGTAGAAAATGATATGATGCCAATAATTCAGGATACAGCAAGCAAAGCAAGAGGTTATATACCGAGGATCTGAGATGAATGACTTTTCATTTTTGCTTTATTTCGTGTTGTTCGCTGGAACAGCAGGAGCGACTTTTGCATTTATGTGGAAAGTCATGTCATCGACATTGGAATCGGTAAACAAACCACCTCCACCAAGAAGAGATACTCTTCATCCAGAGATGAGGGATATCAAGAATGGCGAGCAACTACTCGTTTTCAGACCTGATCCAGATGAGGATGAGGATGATGAAGACGAGGTTTTTATTATACGCAAGTAAATTATGTGGTACATTATTTTTTGGACATCATTAACAATGGCAATACTAATCTTGTCAGGAGCCTTTAAGAAATGACTTTTCTAATTGCAATAATGTCCTTCGCAAACTTTGTATTCTATCCTCTAGTGATAGGAACACTGGTTGCTGTAGTAATAGAACAGATCTTCAGAGCCAGAGGTGATGAAGATAATCCAGAAGATGTAAAAAGGGTCGTAATTTCTATGGGGATACGTAAATATCTCTATAGACAGGCATGGATTTTTAATGTAATATGGTTTATAGGATACTTCATCCTAATGTTTACTGTAGGTAGACAAACACCACAAGCGATGCCTGATATGATCTGGCAAGGATAAAATGAGTGATCCAAATAAACTTAAACCAGGCAGTTACATAGACACTCAAGGAATGGGTGGCCCTATGACTCCAGAAGACCTTGCTAAGTGGAAGGCATCTCCTGAGTATAAGAAGCAGAATCACAAACCTATGGTGGTTAGACCTCGTAGGTTATTTACTCCTGAGTACGCTAAGGAAATGAAAATCCTTATCAATGAGGTACTTGATGAGCGAGAACATAAGAAGAGGATGGAAGGTGCATATGATGATGTTAAACCTTTACCTCCATCGTACTTCGACACTGAACACTTTAAATATTCTGTAGGAGAGGAGGAACCTCCTTATCAAGACTGGAGCCAATGATTGCTCAAGTCATTGATGATCTATATGATATGTCATTTTTAACAGAGTGGGAATCCCTTCTGTTAGATGACATTCCTGTTTATACTACTAATGTAGCAAATCCTACGTCTTTTCCTAATCGTAGAACAGGTAGTCACAGACTTCTTGGTGTTGATATATTTGCTAGAACAGGACTTAATAGAGTTGATGTTCTTCATCCCAAGGCATCTAAATTTTTTGATGCCTTTGAGATTCTAGAAAATCAGGTATTCAGAGATCCTATTTACTTGCATAGGATAGATGTAAATCTACAATTCCAATATCAGGAAGGAACTCAGCATACTGATGGTGCATCAAGTAGAGACTATACCGTTATGGTTATGAATAATACCAAATGGAAGTCTGAATGGGGTGGACAGTTCCAAATGCTTGATAGTGATGGACATGTAATTGAGGAACATGAATATATACCAGGCAGGGTGATTATCTTCCCTGGCGATATATTTCACAGGGGTCTTGCTCCTACCGTTCCTTATGTTTATAGGTACACTACAGCATATAGAGTTGTAATGGATCAGGACAAGGTACTTTCATACATACGAACTTATGCCAAAAATTAAGAGAATAGGAGAAAGATGTTTAAGACTTACTTCTGAGGAAGTAGTATTTGATAAGAACGAGATCCATAAATTATTCACAGATATGTGTGAGGCGATGTATGAAGAGGATGGTATTGGTCTTGCTGCACCTCAAATAGGCATTAATAAGAGAGTTATAATTGTAGATGAGACCACAGAAGAACATGGCAGATATACACACTTGATGGTAAACCCTAAAATCACTTGGAGAAGTGAAGAAGAGGTAATGTTTGATGAGGGATGTCTAAGTGTGCCAGATAAGAATGGAGAGGTGTCACGACCTAAAGAAATTAAGGTAACCTTCCAGAATAAGGATGGTAAATATAAGAAATGGAAGCTTGATGGTTTAGCAGCGAGAGTTGTACAACATGAAGTGGATCATTTAGATGGTATACTATTTGTCGATTACCTAAAAGAGACCGATGTTTAACTTCAAAAAGATCAAAGAAAAAAGAATGGAACGATATGAAAAGTATCGTGAGAAGTGGCGAGCAGAGATAAAATCTATTGTGAGAGAGGCAATGGATGAATGGACAGCAGATTGCGAATACTTAACTAAGACAACAGATAAAGAAGGACGTTATTACTGTTCTAAATCTGATTGTGAAGGAGTAAGGTTTAATGATAAGGAAGATTAAGAGTTTTATTATAAAGGCTCTAAATAAATTGATTCCTGAAGATACTAAACAGGAATTGAATAATACTGCATTTAAGTGGAATAATGAATATTCTTTCCATCCCGCTGGACAAAAGGATGAAGATGCAGTAAAATGACGAGGTAACCTTAAAAGCATGACTTTCTCAAAGCAAATCAAAGAAGGTACAAAGAAGTCTCATACCATGGCTGAGAACACGGGATTCGTTAAGAATTTCCTTGCAGGCATGGTGAATGAGGATAGTTACAAGGGATTAATTGCCAATTTCTATTTCGTGTATAGAGCACTGGAAGAAGAAGTTGCCAAGAATAAAGATAATCCCGTACTTGCTCCTATAGCATTCGATGAACTAAAACGATGCCCTTCCTTAGCAAAGGATTGTGAGTATTTTTATGGTTCTAATTGGAGACAACTTATTTCTCCAACAGACGGATGCCAGAATTATATCAATCGTATTAGGGACGTTGACCCAGAACTATTAGTGGGACACCACTATACACGTTACTTAGGTGACTTGTCTGGTGGCCAGATCCTTAAAAATATTGCACAGAAGGCTCTTAATCTTAAAGATGGGGGTCTTGCTTTTTATGAATTTGAGGATATACCTGATGGAAAGGAGTTCAAAACCAAGTACCGTACTGCTTTGGACAATTTACCTATTGATGATGCTAAATCTAATGCTATTATCGATGAGGCCAATTACGCCTTTAAGTTAAACATGGAAATGTTTGAAGAGATTGAAGGCGATAGTCTTAGGGGATTTATTAATCTCCTTTGGGGATTCCTTAAATCAAAAATTAATAACTGGAGACGAGGTGAATGACTTGGTTTCTAATTATTCTGAGTAACTTATTTTTATATGCTGTTCTAAGAATACATCTTGTTAGGAAGTTCCGAACTAGTTACTCCATTTATCTCAAAGATGAGGAAGGTAACAGGCAAACTCTCGCTCATACTGTTGCACATCTATTAGAAGCGGATGAGATACATGACAAACAGATCAAGTATCTTGCTGGAGAGATGGAAAAGCAATGGTTAAATATCGAACAGATTGCACTGGTTACTGGTGCAGAGAAATACTGTACTGAGAAACCCACAAGAAAACCATGAAAGATCAAGCATCTGTAGATTCAAAAGAATCTAAAGCAGAAAAACATGATAGAGCGTTGTCTCTATTCCTCGAATCACTTTATAAACCAGATAATGAACTCAGATCTTGTGCTCATAATCAAAAGTGTTATAATGAATTGATGGAAGTCAGACAAACTGTGATAGATTATGTGACGAAAGATTTAAGGGTTAGGGGTTTTCATAATCAAGGCCCTATAAAATGAGTCTTTTGGAGAAACAACTCTTAATGGTTCAAAAATTAAGAGAATCTATGCCTTTTGAAGACAGAGCGTATTTTTACTTAAATCCTGTGTTAAATACTAAGGTTCACACGAGAAGAAAAGACGGATTACATGTTAGACGAGGCTCAGAGAAAGGATTTGCGTAAGACGGCAAAAAGGTTAATCAAACAGGCAAAGAAGAATCCCCAACTGTGGACGGATTCAGATGTAATGTATGCCAAACTGATCAAACGACAAAACAAAAAACAGAAACAAAAAAATGAAGATCTTCCTTGATACCGCTGATTTTGACCTGATTAATGAACGTGTTCAAACAGGTCTTATTGATGGTGTTACCACAAACCCCACACTTATACTTAAAAGTGGTGGAGACCCAGTAGAGACGATTAAAAAGATCTCTGGTGAGTTTCCATATTTTGAATCCATCTCAGCAGAGGTAGTTGCAAATACTGCTCCTGAGATGATGGAGCAAGCACAAGCATTTAAAGGATTGGGTAATGTTACTATTAAAGTACCATTGACTCAGGAAGGTTTGAAAGCCTGTAAGATGTTAACGTCAGATGGTTTTACAGTTAATGTAACGTTGTGTTTCTCAGTTGCACAGGCAGTTCTTGCTGCAAAAGCAGATGCCACTTATATCTCACCATTTGTAGGTAGAGTTGATGATAACTCTTTTGATGGTGTGGGATTAGTTAAGGATATTTCAGCACTATATAAAGAACACTTGACAAGAACACAAGTTCTTGCAGCATCTCTCAGAAATGTAGCTGACGTTGCTAAGTGTTTTGCAGTAGGAGCAGAAGTAGTAACAATGCCTCCTGCAATTTTTGACAAGATGTATAAGCACATCTTAACGGATAAAGGACTAGAGTTATTCCAGAATGATTGGGAATCGATTAACAATTACTCCCCAACAGACAATGGATGATTGGCGATATAGTGACGAACGTATGAAAATACGTCAAGAAGCGTTTTTGAAACTCAAACATTACAATGATTTAGATCATGTCAGGTTCCTCTATGAATTTTGCCAAATCTGGGTATCGCAGGGTAAAAAAGACACCAGAGGAATTGAAGACAGTTTTCTTAGATACTGCGAGAACGCGAAAAGTCCGTGAAAATTCAATAGTAAGAGTACCCGATGGCATTGATGGTTCCTACACCGAAGGCAGGGTTCTTTTTATAGGCGATGAGGATGGTAAACGGAGCCTAGATGACAGAAAACATGAGGTTTACCTCACTGTATGTTTTAATGAGGATTCTCTTTCAGCACTTTTAGTTTTTAAACATCAATGGCCAGATATAGAAGTAATTAAGTTTTAAGTTATGTTCACAATCTACGGAAAAGAAGAGTGCCCAATGTGCTTTAAGATCAAAACTGTTCTTGAATTATTGGGTAAAGATTATGAGTACAAGGAGTTGAATGTTGATTATACTGAAGAGGAATTTGAGGAGAAATTTCCAAATACTCTTGCCCTACCTCAAATAGTTTTTGAGGGTAAACATCTTGGAGATGCTAACCAGACCTTAAAATATCTAAAAGAACATAAGGTATTTTGATATGTTACCTCCAGACATGGACATAAATAAGGGCGTTGAACTACTACTAAAAGGAGACCCCAAACCGAAACCATTACCTAAAAATCTATTAGATTTAAGATTTACTTTATTCGGTAAAGAATTTAGTCTATCATTCGACATTAAAAACAAAACCAGTAATTAGCCTTGGGAGGATACCAATGGAAGCTTCAGTTCTCGTCATCATGTCCATGTTATGCGTGACATTTTTGCTAATAGGTGGTATAATTGGCTGGTTAGCCCAACAAAATAATTATCTCGGATTACAACAACAAGCGGTGTATACACATCCAGAAATGTTTGACGAGAATGGGAATGTACTTCCCGATGAAATCGTAGCCGTGAGGTTTGAAAACAATGACGACAGCGAAGAAGACGACGAGGAGTAAATCTACGTCAACTACTAGGAAACCTAGGACTCGCAAAACTACATCAACTAAAAAGACTACTACTTCTACACCAAGGACGGTGACAGTTAAGAAAAAAGAACTGCCACCGAATCCTTTGGTTCATGAAATACTAGAAGCTGTTGATTCTGAAAGAGTTAAAGCGAAGAAAGTAAATCTACTCCGACAACATGGGGATGATTCTTTTAAAATGGTAATGATTTGGAACTTTGATCCAAGTGTGGTTTCCGTACTACCAGAAGGTAGTGTTCCCTATCAACCTGTAGATACTGCTGAATTGGCAGATAAGGACAAGGGAGTACCATCAAGAACTACAATTCGTAATGCCGCTAATGGTTTTTACCGTTTTGTAAAAGGTGGTGACGATCAACTTAATAAGATAAAGAGAGAAAGTCTTTTTATTAATCTTTTAGAGACTCTTCCACAGAAAGAAGCTGAAGTTTTAATCCTTACTAAGGATAAGAGACTCCAAACGCAGTATGGTATCACAAAAGAATTGGTATCAGAAGCCTGGCCAGAAATTACTTGGGGGAACCGCAGTTGAAAATCATTCACGAAGATTGTGATCCTAAACTTGCTGAAAATAGAAAACTTCCTTATACTGCATATCTTGTGGAGTATGTTAAGGAAGTAGAAAAAGACGGCAAGAAAGAAGACAAGACTTGTTATGACATTACCTTATGTCAGAAACAGGTAGAGATGTTTGATCATTATTATGATACCTATAAAAAGGGTTTGAAGGGGTGGAAACAGACTCAAGGCACCATTTCACCTAAGTTGTGGAATGAGAATATGCTAGATTCAAAGAAAGAAGCAAAACCCAAAAAACCACAGAAGAAGAAAAATGGATGAAGTGAGACAGGAAACCCCTACCAGTACAGGTAAGGTAGAGATGAATGCTGAGGAGTATAAAAAACTCATCAAGAAGTACAAGAAGACTAAGAAATATATGAAGTCTAATTTATTTGCAGTAAAAACTATGGATGGCACAGAGAAATATGTGTCACAACTACTGAAGGAAGCTGATGAAGCAACTGAAGGTCTATGATGATTTTCTAAATCCAGAAGATTACGAAAACCTTCGTAAACTTATGATGGATGATTCCTTACTTAACTGGAACTTTTCTGATGGCATAAACATGCCTGGAGATGGAAAGTACCAGTTTTGTCATATTTTCTATCATAGATATCAACCTAGAAGTGAATA